AGCTTAATACTTCATTTTTTGTGGCGGGACATAGTCTCGCCACAATTAACAAATAGAAAGACAAAACCATGAAAAAATTCCTAATAAACATATATGCTTACGACCATCACGGTAGATTTGAAGTAGAATCTAATGATGATGCTATTTCTTTGGAGCAATCAATAGTTGACAAGCTAGGAGAAAACAGTATAGTTTGGGAAAAATCGGGAATGTTTAGCAACCTTCCTTATCGAATAACTTATGAAGAGGTTATAAATGATACAAGACCTATACAAAGTAAAAAGGTCCTTGGAGTTGAAGTGGGAACAGGAGCACCTAGATAATAATAGGTATACTCTTGAAATGGTCCGAATTGATGACAAAGTCAAAGAAGTCATTACTAAGATCAAGCTTGAAGAAGCTGCCATTGCACATAGACAGAATTCTGTTGAAGGTGCAGCTCCACAAGTTTCTGTAGCTACTTAATAAAAAGCTACATCGTTGGAATAAATCCACTCCACATTACAGGCTCTCTTGCACTCTACTAAAAAGTGTTGTATAAAAAACACACTAAGATATTTAATAAGACATAAATTGGTTATCTTTGCTTAGTAAGATAACTGGCGCATAGGAGGCGCTGATTATATGACAACACACTTTTCAAACGGAGTAACAAACGTACCTGGCAAAATGCAGGGTTCTTCTTTGTTTACACACGCGAAACAACCAATTATTACTGCTAATGATAATGAGTTTGTTTATCAAAACGATTTCGTTACATACAACGCAGGTGATTGGAACATAACTGAGACAGCTGCAGCTTCTACACAAGCTGCTAACTACGCTAATGGATTTTTAGTATTAGGAGACGATGGTTCTCCGAGTGCTAATGACGTTAACTTAGTAGAAGGTTATAATGTTTTCAATTATCAACAAAATAAAAAAATGGCGTTTGAAACTTCATTTGCAAGTATCGACGTATCTGAAGCAAACACTTTTGTTGGTCTAGCTAACACAGGATTTGCTGATCCAGCATCTTTACCAGATGACTGTATTGGTTTTTCTCACTTAGAAGACACAACTACAATTCAATTTGTAGTTAGAAAAAATGGTGCAGGTACTTCATACACAATTGATAGTTCACCGGGTGGATCAGATTTAACTTTTTCTGATTCAACTGTTGCTACTCAATCTGCAACTGCAGCTCAAATACCTAGCAACACTGTCAGAGTTGGATTTAGATTTATTCCAGCTGGACAAGAAGGTGTTGGAACTACTGGTGTGTATAGAGTTTACTACAATGGTAACCCTATATTTGATCAGTCAGCTACGACTGTTCCAGATGATATTGGTTTAGCGATATCAATGGGTACTAACACTAAAGGTACAACTACTACAAACTTAATGGTTGACTACGTTAAAGTAGTAACTGAAAGAGTAGTATAATAAATTTAACTAGGGCCCTTCGGGGCCTTAGTATAAATTAATAGGAGAAAAAAAATTATGGCAAACGTATCACAAGTTAAAGCGCAATTTGCAACTGATATCACAGCAACAGCAACAGCAACAATAGCTGCTCTTCAAACTTTAGGTGGGGCAGGTAATATGACTCTTACTGGTGCTGCCGCAACTTTTGGCGGAACAGGATCTTCTCAAAAAGTAAGTCTAACTTCTGGTGGAAACATCAGTGCAGTTACTTTTACAATTACTGGAACTGATTCTAAAGGAGCTGCACAAAGCGAAGAACTAACTGGTCCAAATGCAAACACAGTGTTTAGTACAAAATTTTATAATACTGTTACACAAATTGCTGCTGACGCAGCTGTTGGAACTAATACTTCTGCGGGTGTTTTAGGTGGTGCTGGTGACTTAGTATCAATTATTTTTGGTGGAAGAACTAGAATAAGAGGAATGCACGGTGTTTTAGCTGGTGCAGGAAATTTAACTTTTAGAGACGGTTCTGCAACTGGAACAGCGTTACTAACTTTATCTGCAAGTGCAGGAGATCTAGATCCATATATTCCAGATGATGGAGTATTATTTCCTAATGGAGCGTTTTTAACTGCTGACCAAGGCGACATTACAGGTTTAACAGTATTCCACGACGGGTAAGGAGCTTAGATGGCCAACACTACTTCAGGCTCTTATTCTTTTGATAAGAACCTAGGCATTGATGAAATTATTGAAGATGCGTACGAACGTATTGGTATGCAGGGTGTTTCTGGCTATCAATTAAAAACTGCTAAACGATCTTTAAACATTTTATTTTCTGAATGGGGAAATAGAGGTTTACAATTTTGGGAAGTAAGAAATCAAAACGTAACTTTAGTAAACGGCCAAGCAGTATATACTTTTTTTAGATCTACGGCTGATGGTGTTTCTGATGGTGTAAGTAATACACTTAGTGCAGGAATAAATGCAGCAGTCACATCAATTCCCTTAACCGCGGTTACTGGTTTTCCAACAGCAGGTACTTTAACTATTGGCACAGAAGATATTACCTACACAGGAATTTCTTCTTTAAATTTAACAGGATGTGTTAGAGGAGTTAATGGTACAACAGCCGCTACACACAATAGCGGTGATACAGTTGCACAGTCTCCAAGAGGGATGACAGATATTCAAGAAGCAAATTACAGAGTAGATACTACAAGCGTTGATACACCGATGACAAGAATTAGTAGATCTCAGTATCAAGGTTTTTCTAACAAAACAGATTTAGGTTTACCGACACAATATTGGGTACAAAGATTTATCGATAAAGTTACTATGACCTTATATTTAACACCAGGTAGCTCACAAGCAGGAGATTTTATAAATTTCTATTACACAAAAAGAATTGACGATGTAGGAGCATACACAAATGCAACGGATGTGCCATATAGATTTATACCTTGTATGATAATGGGTTTAGCTTATTACTTAGCTATAAAATATGCGCCACAAAGAGTTCAAGAATTAAAATTATTATATGAGGATGAATTAAAAAGAGCAGAGTCTGAAGACGGTTCTTCTAATTCTACTTATATATCACCTAAAATATATTACCCAGGTATTGGTTAATGACTACTTTTGCATCAGGTAAATTTGCTTTAGCTATTTCAGATAGATCAGGCATGGCATTTCCATATAATGAAATGGTTAGAGAATGGAATGGTGCCCTGGTCCATGTTTCAGAGTACGAGCCTAAACAACCACAGTTAGATCCTAAACCAACAAGTGCGGACCCACAAGCTTTACAAAGAGCTAGAACTGCTAGAACAGAATTTCCTACGGAAGATTTTTTACCTAACAATCCTTTTGAACTTAGTTCTACTTATCTCGTTCCTACACAAACAGCACTTAGTGTTAATGCAGCTAATAGTGGTTTAGTAAATGGAGATCACGTTAGATTTAGAAATGTTAAAACTCCTTTACTTACTGATGACGGAACTGTTTATTATAAAGCAATAGAATTAGAGCTAGCCACAACTTTAACTAATGCAATAAATGCAACTGATACAACAATTACTTTAGATGATATGCCGAATGTTGTTACATTAGGTAGTACATGGCCTTCTTCAGGTTTTATGATGATTGAAAAAGTTAATAGTGTGACAGGCATGTTTGAAAACGAAGTAATTGAATATACTGGAGGAAACAGAAGTGATAATATTTTTAATGTGGTTTCAAGAGGTACTTCAGCTCCTTATAGAGGAGTTAGTCCTGAAAAAACAACAGCAGGTTCTCATCCAATAGGAGCTAAAGTATTTGGTTCTAGACCTGTTACAATGGTACAAACTACTTCCGTTAATGACGCTAATACAACTGTTACAAAAGAAAATAGTTATTTAGTTCCAGCTCTTGCTATACCTTTGGATTTTGTAGCTGGCACATATTTAGCAGGCGGTGGTTTACAGTGTACATACGGCCCAATAAATGATAGAGCTTAATTATGTCAGGAGTTTCAATTTACACATACGATACACTTAAACAAGCAATCAAAGATTATACTGAGGTTGATGATTCTGTATTTACAACAACTATCTTAGATGGTTTTATAATGGCTGCAGAGCAGAGAATTAATACTGAATTACCTATGGACTCAGATAGATTAGTACAAGAAGGTACACTATCTACAGATAATAATACAATTAATAGTCCTGCTGGTGCTTTGTTTATAAGAGGTGTTGAAGTATTTAATTCAACAGCAAACACTACAGGTACGGGTACTTGGTTAGAAAAAAAAGATCAAACATATCTATCAGAATATACCGATAGATTAACTGGACCAGAAGGTGATTTAACTGCACAAGATGTGACCGGTTTTCCAAAATACTACGCTATGTTTGGTGGTGCTACAACTAAAACAGACACAACATCTGGAGGGTTATATATAGCCCCTACACCGGATGCAGCATACAAATTTAGAATATATTACAACAAAATGCCTGTAGGACTTGGTTCAGGTGGAGATGGTAATTCTAATACATATTTAAGTAATTACTTCCCACAAGGACTATTGTATGCATGTCTTGTAGAAGCATTTGGATTTTTAAAAGGGCCAATGGAGATGTTGACACTTTACGAGAATAAGTATAAAACATCAATACAACAGTTTGCGGGAATGCAGATTGGGAGAAGAAGACGAGACGATTACACTGA